TAGAAAAATTAATCAAGGATGCAGTACAAGTGGGATTGCCAAAGACATTTGGCACAGATTATTTTGCTGACCCGCAAGGCAGGTTAACAGCACTTAAAGATAATAATGGACAGTTGAGTACAGGTTGGAAAATGCTTGACGACAAATTGTACGGTGGATTCAACAGAGGCGAGTTGAATATTTTTGCTGGTGCCTCTGGTGCAGGTAAAAGTTTGTTTTTACAGAACTTGGGTTTAAACTGGGCACTAACAGGACTGAATACAGTTTATTTTAGTTTAGAGTTAAGTGAGGGATTATGTGCAATGCGTATGGATGCAATGCTGTCAGACACTCCTACTAGAGAAGTGTTTAAGAAATTGGAACATGTAGATCTTAAAGTACGTATGGCCGGAAAGAAAGCAGGCATACTACAAATTGTACAGTTAACAAATGGTGTAACGCCAAATGATTTATTGGCATGGATTAGAGAATTCCAAACCCAGCGTAAAATTAAAGTAGATGCAATTCTAGTAGATTATTTAGACTTAATGATGCCAGCAGGTCAAAAGATTAGTGTAAGCGATATGTTTGTTAAGGACAAACTGGTGGCAGAGGAATTACGGAACCTAGTTGTTGGCGAACAGTTATTATTGGCAACAGCATCACAGTTAAATCGCAGTGCAGTGGAAAGTGTAGAATTTGACCACTCTATGATTGCTGGTGGCTTGAGTAAAATTCAAACTGCTGATAATGTATTTGGTATTTTTTCTACTCCTTCAATGCGTGAACGCTGTATGGTACAATTGCAGTTTATGAAAACTCGAAGTTCAGGGGCAGTTGGACAAAAAATTGATCTAAGCTTTAATCCAGACACATTGCGTATAAGCGACATGTCTGATTCTGGGGGTGCTGCCACTACTACCAGTGCCAGCAACTTGTATGACAAGATTAAAAAGACAAGTAATTTAGGTACCAGTATTCCCACTTCGTCGCCATCAACGTCCTGGGAAAAACCTCAGGCCAAAGAGGGGTTTGATATAACAAAACCTGATTCAGGACTAGCCACAGAAAAGCCCCAAACAACACCAGTAGCAACAAGTGCCAATCGCGATGCGTTAAGGGCTATTGTAAGTCGTGAAATTTAATTATTTTAATTTGTATTCTAAATCTGGATCAATGTCGCTGGCAATATCATCTTCTGACTCTTCATCTTCTGACTCTTTATCTTCTGACTCTTTATCTTCTGACTCTTTATCTTCTGACTCTTTGTCATCAACATCATGTTCATGCTCTGTATTAAAGTCATTGATATCTTTGCGTAAACGGCTTAACAATCCGTTGTCGTTGGCAATAATGTCTGCCATGCTTAAAAATGCAACAGTAATAAGCTTTGCTTCATCTGTTGTAACTGGTTGTCCATCTTGCATTTTATTAAGAACTTGTGTAAAACGGCTTTGTTTATCGCTTGCTACCAATGGGCGCAATGCTATTTTTAAACGCATTAGTTCGCCTGAACTAATGTCGTGGTCGGGTTCACCGGTTGAGGTATGGGTATCATACTCATTTAAACGAGCAATTTTATTAGAAAGTTCACGTATTTGTTGGGCTGCTGGTGATAATTGCATTTTTACAATCTCCTATTAAGATTACTTAGCTAAATATACTAATCATGCGTAAACAAACCCGAAGCATACTTGACGAAATTACTAGCTTAGTACCCAAGCAAGACAAGCACCTTGTAGTTGAAGGACTTGCTGTGCAGGCTATTGCTCGTATAATAAATCTTGTAGAAGTTATACAACAAAATTATCCACAGCATCAAGCAGATGAATTGGTCAGACGACTGCAACTAGCCATTAAAAATGGAGATCCAGCAAAGTTTACACGCGGAGTTAGAGCTTTAAAGGAAAATGAACAATGAAAATAAACGAATTAAAACGTGAACCCTTAGAAGAAGGATTTATTGATAACTTAATTTCCAAAGTAAAAACTATGGCTGGCGGAGATGGTCTTACTGGCATTATACGTAGTTTAAGCGGACAAGGCGCTGCACTAAACAAGCTGGCTGATCAGATTGCCAGAGAAACCGAAGCCCCGTTGATCAGGGCCATGGGAAATAGTGCTGATACAGCCCGTAGTAGCGGTGATGACATGCAATTGACCCCAGTGGTACAACTGGGATTAAAAGCCGCACTAAAGTTTTCAGCAGCTGATGGTGATCCAGTTACTGGAAATGAAATAATAGCACTTTTAAAAACAAAGAAAGATTATGTACAGTCAGCTAGCCATAGTGCTCAGGCTGGTCCAGTAATAGATGCTATTACAAAATATGCCGCAACTAAAGATGCTGGAACAGTACCAGGCCTGGGGTTTGATGCTAGCGTAAAAGAAGTATCCCTGGTATTAGCAGGCGCAATAGTATTGGTGCAGTTAGAGAAATCGCTCGCTGAACCAAGTGATCCTGCTGAACGTAACACTCCAGAACTTCAAAAATTCAAACAGCTTGGCGGAAAAGTTCAAGAAACATTGTTTGATCCAACATCACCGCTGCTGAGAGCATTAAACCCAAATGAAGATTTCAAAGACAATCTGCAATGGTTAGTTATTACATTGGTAAAGAAAATACAAAATGAATACGGTCAGATGTCAACAGATAAATTGCTGGCTGCAGCATCTAGTCCTCCTGTGCTACTTACTCCAATGCAATACAAATCTGCATTGTCGGGGCATGATGGCACAGTTGATCCTGCCACAGTTGAAAGTATTATAAATGCCGTTTCTCCTATTATTCAAGAACAATTTAAAACATGGCTAGGAATAGCTGCCGAAGAAGCCAAAGCAGGAAAAGGAATTGAAGAAAGCGAAAAAGATTATGGTGATTGGGCTAGAGAGTCAATGGAAATGATTGACAGATTAAATTTCTCTACAGCCCCTGAAAAGAAAAAACCAACTGACACAGCTTCAGATGAGCCAGTAATTAAGTTGGTGGCGATACAGTATCCAAAGATGATCCAGCTTATCCAGCACTATTAGCTGCATATAAAAAGGCACACCCAGAAGCATGAAAATATTTGAAATAACAGCACCTAAGAAACGCATGTTGGCAGAAGCCAAGGCTCGCATTGACCATCCAGAAGATATTTTATTTGACGACGGATTGGAAGGCGCACAACGAGCACTTGATGCAATTAAACATGCTTCAATTACACCAAGTTCTACTTCAGTAAAATGGGATGGTACTCCTGCTATCATCTTTGGTCGAGATGCAGGTGGATTTGTGTTTACTGACAAAGCAGGATTTGGTGCCAAGAAATATGATGGCATGGCTCGCAGTGCAACAATGTTTCGCGATATGATTTATAATCGTAAACCAGACGAGCCGGGACGTTTAGACTATGCTGGTCATCTTGCCAAACTGTATCCTATGCTTGAAAAAGCTGTACCTAAAAATTTTCAAGGTTATATCCAAGGTGATGTAATGTGGATGAATCGTCCTCCTATGGACGAAACAGGCAACTATGTAATTAAGCCACTAAAAATTCGTTATCGTATTCCTAAAGAAAGCGCACTAGGCGAGCAAATTGGCCTAAGCGATGCTGGTATCGTAGTACACAGTATGTTTGAAAATAGAGAAGATGAAGAGCCACGTGCCATTGAATCAGTTGGACAACTTGGCCTAACTCCTCCAAAGAAACTGGTAATACTAAGTCCAGAAATGAATGTACAACAAGGTACCACATATCCATTGTCAGACAAGGCCGTTGGCGCCGTTGAAGGTCTTATTGCTAAAAAAGGTTCAGCTATCAAGAAGTTTTTGGACCCGTATACAATGGGCTCAATGAAAATTTCTAACTTGGGTGAAGTATTCAAAAGTTTCTTGAACTTTAAAGCAGGTCACGGCGATGCCGATTTATCAAATGCTCCACAGGGCTTTATTGATTGGATTAACAGCGAAGCCAGCAAGCTAACAGCAAATAAACAACAGAACATTATTGCTCATATTGGTGATAACCAGCCAGGTTACAACTCAGTATGGCAATTGGTAAGTGCGTTGGTCAATTTAAAAATGGAATTAAAATCACAGTTAGATGTGCATCCTGGAAGTGATGTACAGGCAGACATACGTGGTGAAACTGGACATGAAGGTTTTGTGTCCGATACACCGCACGGCAAAATCAAATTAGTAAACCGCCCAGTGTTTATGAAAAAGGTATAATATGGAAGATAATCAAGACACCAGTTTTAGCTTTATTAAAGAAAACTGCAACGAAAGTAAAATGTTCAGAAACAATTATCTAAGCCAGCTAACATTACGAGATGCTGTGGACAATGTTTTCTTAAACATGCTTACGCTACTTCTAATAAGTCACGAAGCAGAAACTCGTTCATATGCTCAAGACTATGCTCATCGTACATTACAATTTGGTAATTTTAATTTCCCACGTGTTGGTGGAACAGACCTGTATCAAGGACTTCACATTATCCTTCATCCAGACAGCGAAACAGCAGGCAAGTTAAAAGCACCCGAAAAAAATACTGAGTTAGCACAAGAACTACGAACAAACACCAAACTGGTCAAAGACTTTTTGCGTGGGCTTTCAACTGGTACACTTGATCGTATTACAGCTATTCGTATACTGTATCGTTTAGAAAGCCAAATGGATATTGATATCAGCAACTATAAAAGTCTACGCAGACTAATTGGTGACTGGGAAAATTTATCCGTAGTACAAAAAAGACTGTGTGTTACACGTTTACTTCAGTATTATAGATTGCGTGGCAGACACAGCGAACTATTGCCAGTATTAGAATCATTGGCAGATAAGAAAAACTGGGAGTTGCCTGGCGTAGAAAATGCTGAAACTACAGCACATGAAACTAGTCATACTGGTAATAAATTTCTTTCAACTGTGGGTCGTGCAGCCACAGGATTTGCAGCTGGTTACGCCCTTGGTAGACTAATCTAAATATGTCCGATAAAAAATCCTATATGATACCCGGAGCTCATGTGGGGGCAGATCCTGAATTTTTCACTGCATGGACATTGTATGATATTGGCCCCAGCAGCTCGGAAAATTTGGCCACATTAATGAACATTATTGCTAGAAGAGGACAACCGCTGTTGGCTGGCGTTGAATGTATAGATAAACAAGACCTAAGCAATGGCCTGTTTGGCGAAAGTTTTACTGGTGAACATAGAGTATGGTGTTTAAAATGGATTGCCAGTGCTATTGGACAAATGTCTGAAGATACATTATCGGAAGAGTCTAATAATAAAGAAATGGAAATTGGGTTGGCTGAAACAGCCACTTTAACTGGACGAGTACTGACCAGTGGACCATTAAAAAATACATTTTTTATCCGCCACGATTCTTTCTAGTCTGACTAAATATAGTATAATTAAAAAACCCGTTACAACGACTCACCCAGACCCCTTTTTTAATACGCATAATGCAAACAAGCAATAAGCCTGTTGGCGTATTTTTAACATGGAATAAATGAGTTATGGTAAGCCAAATTACTGAAGCCACAAGTCTGGAAATGCACGTCGAATTGTGTGCTGAACGCTATACTAGACTAGAAGAAAAATTTAAACTAGTAGAAGATAGAATTGATAGGTTGCACGATGATTTTACATCTTTTAAGTCCGAAAACAACAAAAATATGTCGGAAATCAAAAGCATGTTAACCAGTGCCAAAGACGAAAAATTTAAAATCATGGTAACCTCAACAGCAACAGTTATCGTTGGTTTATTGGCAATGTTAGGTTATGTTATAACCCACTTAACAAAAATAAGCTAGGTCAATGAAAAAAGACGCTAAATAGATCACTGGAGAACATTATGAAATTTAATGATATCACAACACTAAAAACCCCGGCAGAAGCCGCCCGAGCAGCACTACGCAACGAAAGCATCGTTGTAGATGAAAGTTTAAGCGGTCGCAAATTGCGCGAAGAGCTTGCTCTTATCAACAAAGAAATTGACACATTATCAAGTAAAGGTGGCAGTGCTTATACACGTGCCATTTTACACAGAGAAATTTACGAAGACTTGGCCAACGTAGGTGCATACCTAAACGAAGGCGATTTAGACGACGATAATATAGAACAAGCAGAAGTTGTTATTGCCGCCAAAGCAATGAACCATGAATTCCAAGGCTTTATCGAAGATGTTGCTGACATGCTTGGTAGCGATATGATCACCTTGGTTGACCAAATGAAAGAACGTTTTGGTGATGCCGCTGGTGAGCAGTATGCCCAATCGGTCAAAGGAGCACTTGAAGATTCTATCAACTCATTGATGCAAACTAAGAGTACACTAGATGCTGCAATTTCCACACTACAATCAGGTGGCGAAGCAATGCCAACTGAATTGCCTGGTGCAGAAGCAGGCGCAGAAGAAGCCCCAATTTTCCCAAGTAGTGCAGGACCAGAAGGAGAACCAACTGGCA